GATGTAGGAGTTGTCCACCACAAGGTTACGGGCCTTGTCCACTGCGACATGCGTGTTGTACAGGTCGCGCCCGGCGCCCCGGGAGGACATCAGGTTTCCAGATCCGATCTCGACTGCGAACAGTGCGAGTGTCTCGGACATTTGGCTGTAGCGATCAACCTGCGTACAAATTTCGTCTCCGCTTTTGTCGTCAAAAAGGTAACGGGAGATTTTCCCGTGCGGCTCCTTAACAAGGATCTCACCCAGTTCCACATACTTTGCATCGTTCTCGTAACTGGCCCCGTAGGAGCCTTCTCTGATCCAGTCTTCATAGCGTCGGGCGTCGTCATCCGCATCGAGCGTGCGACCAGCAGGAATGGCGTTATTGATCGCCTTGATGAGGTTTTTAATGTGCCACCCAGCAAGGATGGACATCTCTTCGTTCTCCAAAATCGGCATCAACTCAGCAATCTGATACCGACGTTTCCGCGCCCAGATCGGAGTCGCGTTTGAAACCATTGGGGTCTCGATGCTAAAGAACGTGTAATCCTGACGCAGGAAGTCCGGCTTCCAGTCCCGGGTATCGTCCCAACACCAGCCACAGAAGCCAAACGTCGTGTTCTCGTGAACCGTCTGGGCAACTAGGTCATCAAAGCCGGCCCATCCCCGGATGCACTTTGTAATCGCTTCCCGGAACGTCTTTGTCTTGTAGTCCGCGTCGATTGAATCGATCGGGTATCTCGAAAAAGTCAGCGTCGCAGCCTGTTCAATCACCTCTTTGAAAGGCGGCTGAATGCGCGATACCATAGTGCTAAGGAACCCAGTAGGGCGATTGCTGCGCCAGTTTTGGCCCATCGACTCAAGCTTTTTAGGCTGATACGGAGGCTCATTGTTCAGCTTCTTCTGAATAAGTTGGTTCTTGCGGTTCCGCTCGACGTTCTGCTGCTTGAGGCGCCGGTACGCACTGTGCGCCTGCTGGGCATCCTTAAACGTCCGCCGCACCTGCAACGTGTCTGGATCGACAGTCTGGTCCTTGCCGGTAGTCGGGTCGATTACATCCAGTCCCAGCAGCCGGGGCTTGTCGTAGTTGTCTCCCACCCGAGGCGCCTTGTCGGCGAACCGGTCGGTGATTTTCGGGTCCAAAGGCTTCGTGTAATCGGCCATAACTAAATGTTCACCCAGCAGTTCTCAGGCAGATTGGTCGCTCGCTGGAGCACCGACCGATCCATAAATATCGCCGCTCGGTTGTCGTGCCGCATCAAAGCGCAGCCACCCAGCACCGCTGACGACTTTGTGTCCCGGGCCTGACGCACGCTGGCAGTGATGCGCTCGGTCGCAGTGATGCAAGAGGAACAGCCGCCCCTCCAGTTCACGTTATTAGGGCAGCCCCGGCAGGTTTGCGCCCGGGCCTCGGCAAGGTCGTCGGTCACGAGCGGGTGCGGGTCCGTAGAGTTCAGGATGTTCTTTGCCCACGTCTGGACGTCGTTCATCAGCTCCGAGGTTGCCGTAGGACGGTTGACCGACGTGACGACGACCATATCCACCCCGTGACAAAAATTCGGCCAGTTCGCGCAGATGTAGCTATTGACGTCTCCCTCGATATCTCCGCCATCAAGATGATTCTCGGCGCGATAGGTCTCAACTACCTTCAAGAGGTTGTCGTAGGAATACCCAGTCAACTTAACGTCGGACTGGTAATAATGCCATCCCCCGGGAGGGACCATCCCTATGATTGGTTTTGCCATCTCTTCGTATGTTATCTCAAACACCCTTTAATCACACAACAAATTCGTGATGGCATTTTGGGCAAATAGTCGTGTCTTTTTCGGTCTTTTGTTCCTCTTCTTCGTCGTTTTCAGGCAATTCGTCGGGAGATCCGAGCAATTCCGTCAATTCTTCAGCGTTGAATCCTAGCGTCGATACATCAAATCCCTGTTCCTGCAATTCATCAATTTCAACAGCCAGCATATCAAAGTTCCACGTCGCCATCTGTGGGAGTTGGTTATCGGCAATCGTGTACGCCCGGATCTGTGCCTCGCTCAGGTCATCCAGCACCATACAGGGCACCTGCGTAAGCCCCGCCTCGTGCGCTGCCTTCACGCGCCCGTGCCCGGCAATAATCCGGCGAGTGGCACTCACCAGCACCGGGTTCGTAAACCCAAACTCTTTGATGCTGCGTTTCAGCGCAGCGATCTGAGCCTCATCGTGTACCCGGGCGTTAAACTGATAAGCCCTCAACTCACTCAAGGGCATCATTACAATCTCAGGCTTCTTTGTAGAGTCGTTCATGCGATGGACAAATAGATATAGACTTGCCGCATGTAAGCTTAATTTGACGGCTCGTCAACACTTTGCACATTTCGTAGTCTTTTGAGTCTCCATTCACAATCACTTCAACGTGACCGCAACGAGAAAGCTTCTTTGGCTTTGGCTCCGTTTCTTTTTTTAACGGCCTGTAGTTTTTCATTGAAAATCGAACGCACGAATTTATGTTTTCCAGCTCAACCTAAACCCTTCGGCAGGGGGGTAAGAGTGGAAAATGGACCCTAGCCTGCGAGTGCAGTGTCTAGGGTTTTTCCTTTGATCACCACAGTGTTAGAGCCGTTCACGCGCCGGCACACCGGACAGTCTTCTCGCTCGCCCACATAGCCAATAGACCGGCTATTGACCCCAGAGGTCCAGCCACAGGCTTCGCAGTGCTTCTCGTACGCCTCCACAAAGTGCTTCTCTTGAGCAAGAATCAGTTGGCGCCACCTGCCTTTTGCCATCTCAGGCTGCTCCACAGGACCATACCACACAATGTGCTCTGCGTTAAACCCGCACTGGGACTGCATTCCGTAGGGCAGCTCCGAGGCTCTGATCCAAAGCAGCTTGTAGTAAACGCCTTTTCGCCTCCCGTGCTCGTCGGGGTATTCGAGGATCCCAGCCCAGTAGTACCCGGGCTTCGTTGGTTTAACTTCTGACAACAACTCCCACTTTCTCTGTCTGCTCTTATTCATCTGATGCTCTGTGCTTTCGTTTATACATCTTGCTCGTCATTGGAGTCGGCCTTGCAGCCGGCTTCGCCGCAACCTTCTTTTCGGTCTTGTGCGTCGTCTGAATAAACGCCGAGATCCACGCCCAGTTGCAGCTCACCCCGACGTTTAAGACGATTTCGGTCCATCCCGGGGTAGACAACGTCCAGACGTTCGCGACCGCACCAACAAAAGTCAGCGTCGCTGCCGCTTTACAGAACAACGCAACGTAGGGGCGAGCGTACACCGGGCTGTTTGGGTGCCCGAAAACCTTCAGGATCAAATGCAGCGCAGATACCGACAGCACCACATTAGCGGCTACGTTTAGTATTGTGAGCGGGTTCATTTGCATTAAATACTTTACCAACAAGCATTTCCACTCCTCGTAAACCACAAAAACCTAACAAAAACGCAGCAGCAAACCCGTACTGCGGTTCCCCATCGAGGTGCGCAATCTTTAGGACCAGAGGCGTAACATAGTTCGCCGACGCGGCGCCTCCCAGCAGGGACGCCAGCGTCTTAGGCAACGACGTTGCAGCCGTCTTACTGCTCATCAGGACGCTGCCTGCGAGCCCGGCAAGAGCCAGCCCAATGTCAATGCCCTCAGATTTCAGGTCCATATCACTCTTCTTCATCCTCTTCTTGTGGCCTGAAATCAACAATAAACTGCATCTCATTAAATCGATCTACGAATATCTCAGCCTGTTTTACCCGGGCAAATATGTTTCCAATTCCAGCCGATACCGGCGTTGTGCTTTCCGGAGTGTCGATCTGCGCAAAGATCTGTACGCAATCAAAGTGTTCTCCTAATTCGTCTGCGATTCTTTTCAGAAAAGCCTGATGTGATTCGTCTTTGGCTGGGTTCATTTTTCTGTGTCTTCTATCGCAGTAGCAATCACCGGGAATTGTTCTGCAAACAACTTCCAAATTTCATCTGCAATCAGCCGATGCTCCTTCTGCGTATGCTCATCGCGGCGCACCTGCATGTAATGAATCCAGCTACGGACGCTGCCCTTCATGTAGGCGCGAGTGGGGGTGCATAGCGGCAGCACCATGCGAGCGGATTCTGGTGCTGCACCGCGTTCGATCATCCAGTCATAAGCTACTGTCGCGTCAAACGTCACGGTTTCGGCGTGGCCTGTGAGCATGGCACAAACCGCACCCGATCCCTGTCTGTTCCCACCTTCGTGTTTCAGACGGATTTCCAAATCGCTGAAATCAAAGTCCTTCACTTCGGAAAACCTTTGGCTGAATTCCTGAAACCTGAACGAGCTGTGTCTGAGGATCTGGGCCATAATGGCTCGGGACGTGTGGATCTCGAACGTCACGTCCACCATGTCAAATACGGACCAATGCCCGTTTTGTAGACAGTAGCGCAGGAGTCCTTCTCCGGTATCGTGATTGTGTTGGTTGTTC